CCTAGACCGGCCCTCAGCCGAGGCGTCCTGCTTACACACACGTGGATCAGCATCCAGAGAGTAGCTCGTGGACTGCAGGATTACCGTCCCCAAAAGGGGGTGTGCACGGGAGTGGGGTGGAAACTTTCTGAGTGCGTTTCGCAGCTGCCAAGCTGTCTCATCAGTTTCCCTTAATTCGAAGCGAGTGGTGTCACTTCTTGCCCTTCTTTGGCTTGGGCTTACCAGAAGGCTTGCCCTTTCCGTTTTGCTTCTTCTTCTCACCCGCTGACTTCAAAGTCTCAACCGAAGTACCTTTCGGCGTCTTCGGGCCCGCCTTGGGCTTCACATCAGACTTCGCAGACAAACGGGACACCATGGATTGCAAAAGCTTCCCTGCCACAGGATTTACCATTCCCACCAGCTGAGGTACATACTTCTTTGCTCCAGCAGTCACACGGTTGAGCAACCGATCGTGATCCGGATTCTCAAAGAAGAAGCCCAACTCAGCGAGTAGTAGTTGTGCAGAGTGCAGGGCCTCAAGTGGCATCGCACTCATTCCAACCTGGAAAAGGGCAGAGGAAGTCCTGAATTCAATGTGCCAGGAGACGGTACACGCAAGCTGCTCCTCGACAGCTGTAGCCGTGATATACACCTTGTTGTACAAGGCATCGTTGGACAACATCATCAGCGGCCCCGCACTGGCACCACCACCGGTATTGATCGTATAATCAAAGAAATTCGCAATGTCGGTGGAAGGCGGTGCGTACGTGTAAATACCCGACTCCAGGGGTAGGAAAGCCTTCTCAGCAGGGTGCAGGCCATTGATGTAACTCTGTGTTACCTGCCACGGGCTGAGAACGGCTGGGGAGACGCGCCCCCCCAAAATAGTCCCACCTTTGTTCAGGACCTGAGACACGTTAGTTCCGAGAACTGCCACAGCGGTCGTCCTGGCAGCATACCAGGGCAAGGCTGAGTTCGAAAACTCCACCGGATTGACCAATGGCCAGTGAAATCTGGAGCTTGCTGCGATCATGCTCACCTCTCCGGTGTCGACACCGGAAGGGATGTATGCAAAGGCCACATTCGCAACGTAAAGACCGACATAATAATCATTAGGCAGGTCATTCGCGTTTGCAGGCGCAAGGGCCAAAGCAGAGAAACGGATCCAAGTTCCAGTTGACACCTGCTGGGATACAGACATGCCTCCGGTTTGTGCGCCCAGAATTGTCACCAGAGACTGACCAGATGTGGTCTGACCTGGTGAGAGCCAAAGCTCAAAGTCAACTACAGCGGACGTGGCACCAGGATTACTGGTACCAGCCCCTTGGACAACCACAAAGGAAAACCACCAACCGTCAGGGACATAGACGTACTCAAGCCCAGGTCCGTCACGACCCAACATTGGCCACATGGCCGCGTTGTTCGCAACACCTGAAACCTTGGAACTGCCAGTAGTGGCTGCCTTGTTGTTTAAAACCTGACGTGTGTAGGCTGTTTGTGGCGTGTAGGTGACATTGCCCTGACTGCTCAAGGCACGAGCTGGCTGATACTCAGTGCGCACAATCATGGCGTAGAAGAGCGACAACGACTGATCAGCCCAAACCGGGTAAGTTGCCGACCGAAAGAGAGTCATTGAAACAGGGGTTGAAGCTGGCAACACGAGCGTTGCAGGCTGGTTGAAACCCATCAATGCCGTTCTTTCCAGTGCTGGGAAGGACGGAAATCTCATTGGTGCGTGCTCACCTGGTAAGGAGATCTGGCGTGCCAAGCCGGTCACATTGCGGAGAGGGTGACCCGGCGTGAGTGGCAAGACGCTCTGCATGCTTCAGTGGCTAGGATACAATCAAAAGCCACCCCACAAGACCTGCTCACATGTCATCCAGCAACAGACTCGCGTCAGTCAAATTGAGGCGAGTCATAGCTGGAAGGCGCGAGATGCTCTTCACAGTGCGCAGGTCGTCACGGATCATGCCGACTGAAAGTCCCTGATCACGGTAACGAAAACAAAGCCACTCCAAGGTGGACTGATCCCAGTGCGGAACTGGGGCCTCCCTCGTCTGCCACAAGCGGTTCGGATCGACATAGGCAGTTGTGATCTTCGTCTTCGAAAGGTAATCAAACACCTTCTCAGCAATCTCAAAGAGAACTGGGACGCAACGGTACAGCATCAACTGCTGAGCCACGCCGCGCGTCCATGCAGGCAGATTGCCGACAGGATCGGCTTGCCAAAATGCCTTGTAGAGCCGCCTGCCAATTGTTGGGCCCCAGTAAAAGTGGCCAGCAACGGGGTACGGCATCGAACCAAGGAACGTGACATCTGCAAGGTGTGGGCTACACTGAGCCTTGACAACCAAGCCAAATCGCTCGAGATTTGCGACTATGGCCGGCGCGAAGCCGGAAACGTCAACCTCACAAGCGACTAGGCTATCATCCCCGACTACTGCGACCTGAAAGACCTCCTTGGCACGAGCAATGTGACCTGGTGTTACCTGGTCAACTGTGACTCCTGCCAGTGCGGCTGCAAGGGACATGGTCAGCGCAATACCGTTGAAGAGGGCATTGGCCAATGCAGTGTCATCTCGCCCTGAGGCGTTCATTGCATCAGCCTGGTAAGTGATTACCACCTCCTCCTTGCGGCACTTTGCCTTCCCCTTGGGGCAACGCCATGCAGATAGCGCAGCCCAAAATTCAGGTGGAGCATCTGGGTAGATCTCCGCATAGAGGCTCTCAATGAGCATCCATGCTTCGTGGCTGTAAGTGGCATCAAAGCTGCTGTAGTCCGCCCAAAAGAAGGACTGTGCACCGCAGACTCGGTTGAGCCACTTGTCAAGCTTCTCAGGAGCCACACTGGCGTAGAAGATTGGACTCTCCCACGACCACTGCTCCTTGAGACGTGGAACCAGAGGTTTGAGGTAGCGACCAGCATCCAGGTGTGTCTCGTCGTGTGGCGCCTGGATGAGCCGGGCGACATATTCCGTGTAACACACCGAGTATACTCCGTTCTTCACGCCGAATTTGGCCAAGTTCTCAGACTTGACGAACGGGTGAATCTCGTTGTATTGGCTGGATGGCTCTCCACGCTCCTCGCGGTCCTTCAGGGCACGAACCAACGCCTTCCTGCGCCGACTTGGCATGCTCTTAATCCAGTCCCACAGGCTCATCGGGCAACCGTCCCCTGGTTTTGCTTCCAGAAGAAAGTCACCGAGCAAGTGCTTAAGGTTGGCACGCGCGGCAAGAAAGGCTGGTGACCAGGGTGTTGACTTCACGTCCGCAAACACCCGGTACAAAATTGCCTCCGAAAGGACCCTTGGTCCACGATCCGAAATGAACGGTATTGCGCCACTGAGCCCAACGCCTCCAAGCCTAGGGCCTGGCACGGAGCGCGTGGGGAGTGCGAGCACGTCCTCAACACTCAGTGGCGAAACCGAAAAGCCTGCGGCCCTGCAGCAGACTTCTTCCCAGACTTCAGCGGCGGGTGGCATGTACTAGTGCTCACAACCCCGGGGTAGACCACAGAGTTGAGAGCACAGACATGGTGACCCTGAGCAGCACTGCGCGCCGCCGGCGTCATGGGGCAACCGCACAATCTGCCGGGCATCCTCTTGCCACGTCGGTATTCATCTCCACAGGAGAAGCATTTACCATGGGCAAAAGGCGCCCCCCCAGCGAGGGAGTGCGGGATGGTGGCTGACACGGAAACCAGCTCTTTCGATGCTTGGACTGCATCGACTGCTGGCGTGAAGAATTCCCCCTCATACCCAACTGCCGCAGAGGTAGACCGGAAGATTCCAAACGTGGCCTGCTGTTCCTCAGGAAGGTACTTAGCAAAGGTCGCGTATTGTGCTCTGGACATGACGCCCTGAGCCACATTCACCAGTCCGTGCGGCACCACATGGGTGCTCCGGGGGGCCCTCAAGGATGATGGAACCAACGCATCGGGAACAACACGACAAATCATGTTGAACGGGAGGCGGATCGTCGCATCAATAGCACCACGCACTGCTTGGCCGAAA